TGGGACCTTTACCATAACCAAGAGCACCAAGAGCAGAGACTGCACCCTGTGCTACTTTACTATCACTACCTTTTAAGTAGTTTTTAGCAAGGGGTGCAACGTTTTTAACAACACTTTGGATACTAGGAAGAGCGGATTTTATAGAAGACCAAAAACCAGCACCAATTAATCGTTGATTTTCACTATTTACTATGGGTTCTTCCTGAGAAGTTTTTAGGACAATATCCTTAGACAGTAATCCTATGTATTGACTGGATGATCCTGCTGTACTTTGAAAAACACCGCTATTAACAAAACATATAATTAATTCAGTTGCTGGAATTACTGGTAAGGATACCAGTGCATCTTGACTAATTATATTTTGACATGTAACTTGAACGGAAAAGGTCCAATTTCCTAATGAACTGGCAGAGTAGTATGCTTCCATAACAGGTATAATAGTGTTGAATTCGAGGATTACTAAACCACCAGTTAAATCTATATTGGCTCCATTATTATTTGCCTTACCTAAAAATTGGGGATATTTCATGTTAAGACCTGATTGTTTAGAGAAAGTATATAACTCTTGAAGGGATGCTGAAGCCAGAACCCCTGACTGTGTTCCCCACGTAATTTGCACTTGACTAATAGGATAGTAATATTCATTTTCAGTAATTGCTTGGGTGTTAACAACTTTACGAACAGCCAGAATTACTCTATCAGGTATAGCATTTGGACTAATAACACTACTATTAATAGAAAAAGATGCAACACCTGCTCCTCCTTGTCTTACAGTTTTAAAAACAGGAAGTTCCATATAAGGGAGCGTGCATGTGAGTGGAATGAGGGTGTTTGGCTTGGCGGAGAGAAAACTTACGAGAAGTTCGCTTTTAGTAACTGATGTTAAACTAACATTTAAACCTGTTCGAGTTCCAGCCTTCATACGCCATGCACGATTAACATCACTTGACATATTAAAATTAAAATTCATGGCAGAAACACCAGAAAGCCCACTTGCATGATTATCGAGCCCATCACCGAAAAGGAATGGTGATAGGAAGATAGGCTCTGTAACAGTAACTGTAATTACAACAGTATGAGCGCCTATTTTCTGTTCGTCTCCAGCAATACTATCTAAAGCCCATGAACCACGAGGTAGAACATCAGCGAGAAAAGCATCACTTATATCTTTAAAAGCAGATAAAGAACCATCGACAGCAGTAGATTGGTAGAAATCTAATTGAGTAGGTGTTAAATCACTATATTTAGCGAGGTCTTTTTCACTCATTTGACGCAACATAAGGTTGAGAGTATCAGCATAATTTGCATTCACGGTGGAGTTGTTGATCTGCACGCTGAGAGTATTGACACACTGCGAGAAGGGGAAATTAGAGAGACATGTATCACCGATTATATCAGCCCCTCTACCACCATAATTAACTAAAAATGTATTATCAACAGTAGTACCTGTAATAGTAAATACCAATGTAGAACGAATTAATACATGTCTATCTATAACAGTTGAGAGTGATGGAACTAATACATTAAAACTAATATTAGTAGGTGATGCAGTTTGGGATTGAAACTGCTGTTGATTTGCGCTTTGAGGACCAACTTGGACCCCAAAATTAATGCTATCCTTAATATTAAGGCGGTCATCTAAGATGAGATAGGGATTAACAGCCTGAGACATGATAATATAAAATAGTTATAAATTGAGATTTAAGTTTTTTTAAAAGTATATATTAATTTATATAAATGTTTTAATTTATAATTAGATATTTTTTTTTGAAAATTTATAAAAATGAAAAAATTTGAAAAAATAAATTATGATTCATAATAAATAAAATTTATAAAATATAAAAAAAAGTTTAGAGATTTTTTAAATCTTCTAATAAAATAAAAAATCTCTAAACTTTTTTTAATTTAAAAATCACCACCTTTGAAATAATTTTTATTTCTAAATAATAGTTTCATTGTAGCCCCTCCACCACTTGAAATATACATAGGATGTGTTGCCCCTTGTAGTTTATCCTTCCAATATACAACTATATTAATATCACTTAAAGGTCTATTACTATTTAAGTCAAAAAATCTATATTCACCTTGTGGTGCATAATATAGTATACTACGACCTTCTAAACCTGTTACATAGTTTATATCAAAATCTGTAAGTATTGGACTTAATGCTACATTATTGTTAGTTGTTCCTAAATTTGTAGAAGACCCAAAAACATTTATAGGGGCTACATTGGTTGGTGCTACTGGCACTCCTTGTGTTGTAAATACAATACTTGATACAGGAGACCAAAACGGGACTACAGGGTATTCTGTTATAACAAAAATATAATTTCTTTCATCATATGCTGTAGTTTGAAAAGGTGTTAGAAATTGTATTAAATGATTTTTACCATTACTACTTTGTGTATTATCATAACCATATGTATAAGATGATAGACCATTAAACAATGTAAATAATGGACTATTCAAAAATAATTCGATTGTTCTACCTTGTTCTGCTGGTGTAGAATTTAGATATGGATCAACATTCAATGTAAAGTTACCGTCATAGTTATATATTAAAAATGGTGGAGAAAGAGCACTTGCAGGAAACTCTGGGAGGTATGGTTTTATAACTCTTTCAGCATCCCATTTATTAATGAGATTACTCCATGCACGTTCAAACATATTATTAACTAATGCCATCATATATTGCACGCTTTCTATATAAAAATATCTATTATCATATACTTGTTTCATAGAAGTAAGTGGTTCTAATGGATGTGGTAGATGGACGTTTTGAGGGCGAAATTCTAAAAATGTTTGATCGCTTTCTACTATTACTGAACCAGTATAAGGATTTGGTAATTCATATGTGAATTGTAATGTTGTTGAATATATAGTTTGATAACCTCCTAAATCAGGGTCAAACATACCACCATTATATGTTAGGTCTATTTGAGGTATACATACAGGAAGGCGACAGTCTAAACTAAAACGGGCGACAGAAACAAAATATTTACTGGCATCAGTTATATAATCAACATCACGCTTACTATTAAATATTATTTGTTGTGGGTTTGAATTATCATTTGTAATAGAGTTATTACAAACATTAACATCTAAATATATATGAGTTGGATCTTGTGATATATTCATTTTTAATTATGTATATATATGTATGATATTTATAATTATATTATTATATTATTATATAATAAGTTATTTTATTTGTAATAAATTTAAAAATTAAAAAAAATATTTATATTTGTAAAAATCTTCTGTTTTATTGTGGCGAAATAATTTACTTGTAAATTATTAGTATATAATTTACTTGTATATTGTTTTTACAGCATTTACAGGTATAATACTATTAAAAATGAATTCATTTTTAATGATAATAGCACAGTAAAACACATATAAATGATTTACTTGTAAATTATCATCTAAGTATTTACTTGTAAATTATCATCGCTATCGTAATACACGCTAATATCATCATCATTATCCATTATATCTAATAATTTGACTATTTTTATTTCATCTTCATCGATTTTATATTTTCTAAATTTATCTAATTTAAATAAATAAAATTTTGACCTATAACCATCGCCACCTCTCATATCTTTAAAATATTCTTTCTTCTTTATCATTTCTCTTAAATCTTTAGTTGGTATTATATAAAGAGTATATATATTCTTTTCTAAACTCTCTATACAAAAATGACAAAAGTAGTCTGCTTTAGTTGCATTGATACCACTGGGTAGATTTTCATAGTTGTATTCTACACACATATTTTTAGTTTTAAAACTATATGTTTCACTTTTAACTTCATATGTAATTTTCTTATTACATTTAGTAATTTCGATATCCCAGTCTTTAAAGTTCTTCATATCAGTAGATGTTCTATATGTATCATAATCTAAATACTTCAATAATTCTAATTCATAAAATGAACCCTGTGATAAACAATTATAAAATTTATTCATTCTCTTATTATATTTAACAAAGATAATAATTTACAAGTAAATAAACTAATATCATTTTTTTGAATCAATTAATTTTTATTTTTTATTTTCACAATATAATATAAATTACTAAATAATTATTCTAAATAATTTCTATTATTAATATAATATCTATAAGACAAATACATTAAAATGACTACACGAATTTTAATTAACAATCTTAATAATCGAATTAATAATCTTCAAGGACAAATTAATCAAAATAATGATGATGCATTACATAATCCAAGCACTGAAGCGTTGAATATGAATAGTTTCGGTATTAATAATGTAGCATCATTGTCTGGAAC